CCGAATACGTGCGCAACAACCGTCTTCCGGAGCCTGTCATACGCGTAAAACAGCCAGCGCTGGCGCGATTTAGCCCCGACATAGCCCCACTGTTCGTCCATTTCCGCGCAGACGATGACGTCACTGCCCGGCTGTATGCGCGAGGTTACCGACTGCGGCCTGAGTTTTTTAAGTGACGTAAAATCGTGTTGAGGCCAACGCCCATAATGCGGGCAGTTGCCCGGCATCCAACGCCATTCATGGCCATATCAATGATTTTCTGGTGCGTACCGGGTTGAGAAGCGGTGTAAGTGAACTGCAGTTGCCATGTTTTACGGCAGTGAGAGCAGAGATAGCGCTGATGTCCGGCGGTGCTTTTGCCGTTACGCACCACCCCGTCAGTAGCTGAACAGGAGGGACAGCTGATAGAAACAGAAGCCACTGGAGCACCTCAAAAACACCATCATACACTAAATCAGTAAGTTGGCAGCATCACCTAGTAAATCTGTAATAAAAGCGTAAACAACTGCCGCTAGGCTTGCTGATCCCGCGCAACAAAACGCCATGCTTTGCTCGCAGATGGTTGGCAACCGACGACAGTCCTGCTAAAACGTTCGTTTGATATCATTTTTCCTAAAATTGAATGGCAGAGAATCATGAGTGACAGCCAGACGCTGGTGGTAAAACTCGGCACCAGTGTGCTAACAGGCGGATCGCGCCGTCTGAACCGTGCCCATATCGTTGAACTTGTTCGCCAGTGCGCGCAGTTACATGCCGCCGGGCATCGGATTGTTATTGTGACGTCGGGCGCGATCGCCGCCGGACGTGAGCACCTGGGTTACCCGGAACTGCCAGCGACTATCGCCTCGAAACAACTGCTGGCGGCGGTAGGGCAGAGTCGACTGATTCAACTGTGGGAACAGCTGTTTTCGATTTATGGCATTCACGTCGGGCAAATGCTGCTGACCCGTGCTGATATGGAAGACCGAGAACGCTTCCTGAACGCCCGCGACACCCTGCGTGCGTTGCTCGATAACAATATCGTTCCGGTAATCAATGAGAACGATGCTGTCGCTACGGCAGAGATTAAGGTCGGCGATAACGATAACCTTTCTGCGCTGGCGGCGATTCTGGCGGGTGCCGATAAACTGTTGCTGCTGACCGATCAAAAAGGTTTGTATACCGCTGACCCGCGCAGCAATCCGCAGGCAGAACTGATTAAAGATGTTTACGGCATTGATGACGCACTGCGCGCGATTGCCGGTGACAGCGTTTCAGGCCTCGGAACTGGCGGCATGAGTACCAAATTGCAGGCCGCTGACGTGGCTTGCCGTGCGGGTATCGACACCATTATTGCCGCGGGCAGCAAGCCGGGCGTTATTGGTGATGTGATGGAAGGCATTTCCGTCGGTACGCTGTTCCATGCCCAGGCGACTCCGCTTGAAAACCGTAAACGCTGGATTTTCGGTGCGCCGCCGGCGGGTGAAATCACGGTAGATGAAGGGGCAACTGCCGCCATTCTGGAACGCGGCAGCTCCCTGTTGCCGAAAGGCATTAAAAGCGTGACTGGCAATTTCTCGCGTGGTGAAGTCATCCGCATTTGCAACCTCGAAGGCCGCGATATCGCCCACGGCGTCAGTCGTTACAACAGCGATGCATTACGCCGTATTGCCGGACACCACTCGCAAGAAATTGATGCAATACTGGGATATGAATACGGCCCGGTTGCCGTTCACCGTGATGACATGATTACCCGTTAAGGAGCAGGCTGATGCTGGAACAAATGGGCATTGCCGCGAAGCAAGCCTCGTATAAATTAGCGCAACTCTCCAGCCGCGAAAAAAATCGCGTGCTGGAAAAAATCGCCGATGAACTGGAAGCACAAAGCGAAATCATCCTCAACGCTAACGCCCAGGATGTTGCTGACGCGCGAGCCAATGGCCTTAGCGAAGCGATGCTTGACCGTCTGGCACTGACGCCCGCACGGCTGAAAGGCATTGCCGACGATGTACGTCAGGTGTGCAACCTCGCCGATCCGGTGGGGCAGGTAATCGATGGCGGCGTACTGGACAGCGGCCTGCGTCTTGAGCGTCGTCGCGTACCGCTGGGGGTTATTGGCGTGATTTATGAAGCGCGCCCGAACGTGACGGTTGATGTCGCTTCGCTGTGCCTGAAAACCGGTAATGCGGTGATCCTGCGCGGTGGCAAAGAAACGTGTCGCACTAACGCTGCAACGGTGGCGGTGATTCAGGATGCCCTGAAATCCTGCGGCTTACCGGCGGGGGCCGTGCAGGCGATTGATAATCCTGACCGTGCGCTGGTCAGTGAAATGCTGCGTATGGATAAATACATCGACATGCTGATCCCGCGTGGTGGCGCTGGTTTGCATAAACTGTGCCGTGAACAGTCGACAATCCCGGTGATCACAGGTGGTATAGGCGTATGCCATATTTACGTTGATGAAAGTGTAGAGATCGCTGAAGCATTAAAAGTGATCGTCAACGCGAAAACTCAGCGTCCGAGCACATGTAATACGGTTGAAACGTTGCTGGTGAATAAAAACATCGCCGATAGCTTCCTGCCCGCATTAAGCAAACAAATGGCGGAAAGCGGCGTGACATTACACGCAGATGCAGCTGCACTGGCGCAGTTGCAGGCAGGCCCTGCGAAGGTGGTTGCTGTTAAAGCCGAAGAGTATGACGATGAGTTTCTGTCATTAGATTTGAACGTCAAAATCGTCAGCGATCTTGACGATGCCATCGCCCATATTCGTGAACACGGCACACAACACTCCGATGCGATCCTGACCCGCGATATGCGCAACGCCCAGCGTTTTGTTAACGAAGTGGATTCGTCCGCTGTTTACGTTAACGCCTCTACGCGTTTTACCGACGGCGGCCAGTTTGGTCTGGGTGCGGAAGTGGCGGTAAGCACACAAAAACTCCACGCGCGTGGCCCAATGGGGCTGGAAGCACTGACCACTTACAAGTGGATCGGCATTGGTGATTACACCATTCGTGCGTAAATAAAACCGGGTGATGCAAAAGTAGCCATTTGATTCACAAGGCCATTGACGCATCGCCCGGTTAGTTTTAACCTTGTCCACCGTGATTCACGTTCGTGAACATGTCCTTTCAGGGCCGATATAGCTCAGTTGGTAGAGCAGCGCATTCGTAATGCGAAGGTCGTAGGTTCGACTCCTATTATCGGCACCATTTAAATCAATAAGTTACACATCATTAGTACCTTCCTTATTTTTTGACTGGGACAAATTTGGGACCGATGGGTTCAGGATCGAGTCTATTTGCCGTGCGTGTTCGGTAAGGTGATTAGGTGCAAGGTGAGCATATCGACGAACCATTTCGATAGACTCCCAGCCTCCCATTTCCTGTAACACTGACAACGGGACTCCGGCTTGAACCAGCCAACTTGCCCAGGTGTGTCTCAAGTCGTGAAATCTGAAATCATCAATACCAGCCCGTCTCAGCGCCGCTTTCCAGGCTGTGTTTGCGTCATACCGCATCTTCCTTACTGTTGGCGCTTTCGTTCCGTCTGGTTTGGTACAGCTTTCCTTGTACACAAATACCCAACGGTGATGATTCCCGATTTGTTTTTTCAATACGCGACATGCAGTATCATTCAGCGCAACGCCAATTGCGCGGTTTGATTTACTCTCTTCCGGGTTTATCCATGCCACCCGGCGCTGCATATCTATTTGTTGCCATTCAAGGTTGATGATGTTCGAGCGTCTTAAGCCTGTTGCCAGTGCAAATTCAACAACAGACTTTAATGGCTCCGGACATTCATCAATCAGCCTTTGTGCTTCATGGGGCTCCAGCCAGCGGATCCGTTTATTCTTTGGTTGAGGCACTTTAATAATTGGTGCCTTATCCAGCATTTTCCATTCACGCTCTGCGGCTCTTAGTAGGGCCTTTATAAATGAAAGATGCGTAGCCTTCGTTGCAACGGACGCTGGTTTTGGCGTGTATTCTGGAACAGGTTTCCCTTTTTTTCTGCATGCTTCTGCCCTGAGTTTCCAGTTTTCCTCATGACGCCGGTTCGTCATTTTCTGCATTGCTGAATAAATTTTTGATTCAGTGATGTCTCTTAGTTGCATCCCTGCGAAATGTTGAAGCCAGAATCCGATCCGGCTTTTGTCATCGTCCAGTGATTTCTTATGTGCTTTCTCTTCGAGCCACCTGACACACGCTTCCTCAAACGTCATATCAGGTATTTCACCAAGTTTGCTGACCCGCCATGCTTCAGCCTTTAGCTTGTCATGGAGCTCTGTCGCCTGCCTTTTGTCCTTTGTTCCAAGAGACTGTTTAAATCTTTTACCGTTCGGCAATGTGAAACTGGCGTACCATATTTCACTTCTGCGGAAGAGTGACATTTTCTTTCCTCTGTTATGCCATCACCCGCGTTCACCTGGACAGTATGCAGCGGAGACTGAAGCGCCGCAATGCAGGCTTGCCGTGTTGTGAGGTAAGGAGATTTTGGCTTGGTTGGATCTTTACGTGTTGCCTGTAGGCGGCCTGTTCGTATCCAGTTGGTGGCGGTTGGTCTGGATATCTTAAGAAACTGACAGGCCTCATCGAGTGTGAGGCTGTATGATTCCATGGTTACCTCTGCTTTTTGAACGCATGTCACGTAACTTCTTAATGTGTTCTGCCGTTTCGATCTCTTCTGCTATCCGATCTGCATCAGCTTTATTCACAGGTTCAAAGTCATGATTAAAGCGGAACATGCTGGCGATACATGTTCTGCCTTTTCGGATGTAGTGAACTTTGTTGTGGGTAGAACGCAGGATTTTGCAGGGAGTGCCGTGGTGGTCGACGTACCAGGTGTTAGGAAAAATGATTCTGAACATTTTTACACCCCAGTTGGACGATGTTGAAATTTGCTGCTTTGAGGCCATCACAGTCCCCATTGTTTGTTCTTAAGTTCGATCTCCTCCTGGCAACTTGCACAAGTCCGACAACCCTGAACAGCTAGGCGTCTTCGCTCATCTATCGGATCGCCACACTCACAACAATGAGTTGCGGATACAGTCTGGTAGTTCAGACGACGCATTTTTATTGCTGTATTGCGCTGTAATTCTTCGATTTCTGATGCTGAATCAATGATGTCTGCCATCTTTCATTAATCCCTGAATTGTTGGTTAATACGCTTGAGGGTAAATGCGAATAATAAAAAAGGAGCCTGTAGCTCCCTGATGATTTTGCTTTTCATGTTCATCGTTCCTTAAAGACGCCGTTCAACATGCCGATCGCCAGGCTTAAATGAGTCGGTGTGAATCCCATCAGCGTTACCGTTTCGCGGTGCTTCTTTAGTACGCTACGGCAAATGTCATCGACGTTTTTATCCGGAAACTGCTGTCTGGCTTTTTTGATTTCAGAATTAGCCTGACGGGCAATGCTGCGAAGGGCGTTTTCTTGCTGAGGTGTCACTGAACAAGCCCCATGCCGGCAAGCATAAGCACACAGAATATGAAGCCCGCTGCCAGAAAAATGCATTCAGTGGTTGTCATACCTGGTCTCTCTCATCTGCTTCTGCTTTCGCCACCATCATTTCCAGCTTTTGTGAAAGGGATGTGGCTAACGTATGAAATTCTTCGTCTGTTTCTACTGGTATTGGCACAAACCTGACTCCAATTTGAGCAAGGCTATGTGCCATCTCAATACTCGTTCTTAACTCAACAGGAGATGCTTTGTGCATACCGCCTCCCGTTTATTATTTATCTTCTCAGCCAGCCGCTGTGCTTTCAGTGGATTTCTGATAACAGAAAGGCCGGGAAATACCCAGCCTCGCTTTGTAATGGAGTAGACGAAAGTGATCGCGCCTACCCGGATATTATCGCGAGGATGCTTCATCGCCATTGCTCCCCAAATACAAAACCAATTTCAGCCAGTGCCTCGTCCATTTTTTCGATGAACTCCGGCACCATCTCGTCAAAATTCGCCATGTACTTTTCATCCCGCTCAACCACGACATAATGCAGGCCTTCACGCTTCATGCGCGGGTCATAGTTGGCAAAGTACCAGGCATCTTTTCGCGTCACCCACATGCTGTACTGCACCTGGGCCATGTAAGCCGACTTTATGGCCTCGAAACCACCGAGCCGGAACTTCATGAAATCCCGGGAGGTAAACGGGCATTTCAGCTCAAGGCCATTGCCGTCACTGCATAAACCATCGGGAGAGCAGGCGGTGCGCATACTTTCGTCGCGATAGATGATCGGGGATTCAATAACATTTACGCCGGAAGTGAACTCAAACAGGGTTCTGGCGTCGTTCTCGTACTGTTTTCCCCAGGCCAGCGCTTTAGCGTTAACTTCCGGAGCCACACCGGTGCAAACCTCGGCAAGCAGGGTGTGGAAGTAGGACATTTTCATGTCAGGCCACTTCTTTCCTGATCGGGGCTTTGCTATCACGTTGTGAACTTCTGAAGCGGTGATGACGCCGAGCCGTAATTTGTGCCATGCATCATCCCCCTGTTCGACAGCTCTCACGTCGATCCCGGTACGCTGCAGTATAATGTCCGGTGTCATGCTGCCACCTTCTGCTCAGTGGCTTTCTGTTTCAGGAATCCAAGAGCTTTCACTGCTTCGGCCTGTGTCAGTTCTGACGATGCGCGAATGTCGCGGCGAAATATCTGGGAACAGAGCGGCAATAAGTCGTCATCCCATGTTTTATCCAGGGCAATCAGCAGAGTGTTAATCTCCTGCATGGTTTCATCGTTAACCGGAGTGATGTCGCGTTCCGGCTGACGTTCTGCAGTGTATGCGGTATTTTCGACAATGCGCTCGGCTTCATCCTTGTCATAGATACCAGCAAATCCGAAGGCGAGACGGGCACACTGAATCATGGCTTTATGTCGTAACATCCGTTTGGGATGCGACTGCCACGGCCCCGTGATTTCTCTGCCTTCGCGGGTTTTGAATGGTTCGCGGCGGCATTCATCCATCCACTCGGTAACGCAGATCGGATGATTGCGGTCTTTGCGGTAAATCCGGCATGTGCAGGATTCATTGTCCTGCTCAAAGTCCATGCCATCAAACTGCTGGTTTTCATTGATGATGCGGGACCAGCCATCAACGCCCACCACCGGAACGATGCCGTTCTGCTTGTCAGGGAAGGCGTAAATTTCTTTCGTCCACGGATTAAGGCCGTACTGGTTGGCGACGATCAACAATGCGATGAACTGCGCATCGCTGGCATCACCTTTAAATGCCGTCTGGCGAAGAGTGGTGATCAGTTCCTGTGGGTCGACAGAATCCATGCCGACACGTTCAGCCAGCTTCCCAGCCAGCGTTGCGAGTGCTGTACTCATCCGTTTTATACCTCTGAATCAATATCAACCTGGTGGTGAGCAATGGTTTCAACCATGTACCGGATGTGTTCTGCCATGCGCTCCTGAAACTCAACATCGTCATCGAACGCACGGGTAATGGCTTTTTTGCTGACCCCGTGGCGTTGCAAATGATCGATGCATAGCGATTCAAACAGGTGCTGGGGCAGGCCTTTTTCCATGTCGTCTGCCAGTTCTGCCTCTTTCTCTTCACGGGCGATCTGCTGGTAGTGACGCGCCCAGCTCTGAGCCTCAAGACGATCCTGAATGTAATAAGCGTTCATGGCTGAACTCCTGAAAATGGCTGTGAAAATATCGCCCGCGAAATGCCAGGCTGATTAGGAAAACAGGAAAGGGGGTTAGTGATTCAGGCCGTTGCCGCGTCCGTCGAGAAAAACTTCCACGAGCAAGTCACGGGTATAAGTGCGCTCGATGCCGCGATGCAGATAAAGCCGTCCGCGTAAATTAGCTGATGCAGTCCAGGTACCATCTTTGTGTTTGACCAGCATTCCTGGCATGACCGCACCGCGATTAACGGTCTGCGTTCCGTAATGTTGATGAACCATAAAAACTCCTGCCCGTAAGCTGGGCTGCTGAACATATAGAGACTTCTGCGCGTATTCAGGCGGTGGATGGCCGCCGGTTGTCATAACTAAGCCGCCTCCTTGAAGCGACTGAGGTATAAAGTGTTGTGTTGATTTCAGCTGGTCACACCGACGTTCACGCGTCCGTTTCACCCCTCGCACTCCCCGAAGCCTGCTGAAATTCAAGCTGCGGATCTAAGCGGTCATCGCAACGGTGAATCAGGTGGTTGCCGTATGATTGTGTTGTTGCGATGAACTTATTTAAAACTATAGTTGTATTATCGTCAACAACATAAGTTGTTTTATTGGTTGTTTTAGATATAACTGGTTGTATTTGGGATGGATTTATTTTGTGACTTGAATTGCATAGCGATAACTGAAGCGAGGTTGTGGTGGTTTTTTGAACGGTGTGTGTGATGAGGGGAGGCAAAAGAAAACCCGGCACGGTGGCCGGGTTATTAATAAGGAATATCACATACAAAAATAAATTTTAAACTTGGGGAAGTATTTTTTTTGCAAAATCAATAGTTTCTTTGTGGTTGGATGCAGGTATATGATTTATTTTCTTAGCATCCATAGTTCTCTTTATGATGTCAATAACTTTGCTTTGGCCTGAGTTTGGTGATTCAGGAGTTTCAATTGTGAATAAAATGTCATCAAGTGAAAGCAGGTTTTCTTCTGCTGCTCGAGTTATTCTCATCACCCAAGTATCACTATGCTCCATCATTTTTCCTGGTTCAGCTTGAGTGAATGCCAGAGGTTTGATGGCACATTGGATCCTGTCATGCTTCTTGGCGACCAATGGCATTGAGAACTTTGCGAAATACCCATCAATGGTTGCTTGTTTGAAGAGGTTCTTCAATCCATCTATTCTATCGATACTTCGTTTTAGCTCTCTGGCTAGAACATCTTCACGGCGCTCTTTTGTGTAGTCAGAGTGGTTTACATATTTATTGTAAATGCGGGCCAGCTCTTCTTTTGGGTTTTCGCTGAGAATCACTCTCGTAGAACTGAACTGAAAAATTGATTCTTTTTTGTTTGTAAAATATCTGAAGAATTGTGCAAGTTGTTGATGTCCAACAATCTGGGTCGCATGCATTTTTGCGAACTGTAGTTCTCTTTGTATTGAGTCTTTTGCTACAGGGAAAATACAATCATCATGGAAAAAATTCTTTACACGAGAGTCATTTCGCTTTGTGAGCTGGAAATCAAAGTAATTTTCTTTTGGCGCGCACAGAAGTACGCCTATGTTTGCGAACTCTTCAGTCTCCGCATAAGGCGCATAGCGAACGATGCTATATAGGCATGGAGTTGTCATTCTATTGCGCTCCAAAATTCATCACAATCACCTTTGTCTAGCGTAGTGCAGACAAAAGGTAAAAACTCCTCATCTACTATCCACTCTTCTGGAATTTCGTCAAGGATAGCAGGAAGCTTGTGTAAACTGTTAACGACCCTCTGGCGGTACTCTACGCGATCCACTAAATCATATTGCCATTTGCGGTTACCAGGGCCGTACACGTGCACAGAAAAATCTTCAGGTCCAGCATTCTGATCAAATGAGAGATTATGGTCAATCAGATAATACTTATCGTTACTGATGTCATAAAGGATGTTAACGTTTCCACCTTTGTCAGTAAGCGTTCTGTCTGCATTTAATATCCATTTATCAAAAACATAGATTAATTTTTGCTGTTCGACTGGGATGATCGTTTCGTTTCTTGACTGCGTAAACGTTAACGCTATTGCACCGTCAATGAACAATGAAGCAAAGGCATATCCTGTACAAATTTGTTGCTGCAGATCAGGCGAGTACTCTATAAGTTCCTCTGGCACAAATACGATTTTAAAGTCAGGTAAAGGAAGGCCGATATCATTAGCCAAACACGCCGAAATGAACTCAGCTAAGAGATTTTTCGGGGGCATTGATGGTTTTGACTTCAAAACATACAACTGCCCATCATCACATTTGCAAAGAAATGGCTGAGTGGAACCTTCATTGATGCGACGTATTACCTCAACGACATTAGGTATTGCACTATTGCTGCTCGCTACGCACTCCATCACTAACCCTTATGTGATTCAAGTCTTCCATCTCATTACTCCGCATCTCAAAGAGCGGTTTAACACTGCGTGTTTAAAGAAAAACAACAGGCCTATTGCTGTAACTGTTTTTTAGCCTCACTTTAACCATGCTTCCTATATGTCTGCGGCATGCTCCCAATAACCTTACCGAAGATAAACACCCGGTTCATCTCGTCTTTCTCGATCGGGTCCCACGGTGAGTAGCTCTTGTTATCAGAGATAACCAGCAGCTTATCCTTCATCATTTGCAGGCGCTTTACATGGGCTGTGTCGTCGTACAGAAACGCATAGATACCATCACCGTCGAAAGATTTAACAGTGATATCAACGAACAAAAGATCACCTGGTTCGATCGTTCCTGACATGCTGTCACCGCGTACGTTAATGATGCGGATATTTTCTGCCTTCCTGCCATCGAACATGTGACGAGCATCGTCAAACGAGTACTCAACCGAGCGTAGGACTTCTACAAACTCACGGTTGATGACTCCCGGCCCGGCACTCACTTCTATATCAAGAACGTCAATCTTGAAGTATTTGGAATGGCTGACAGTGGATTGTATTGGTTGCACTGTACTGTCTGACATATTTCCAACGCCAGAAGATAACCATTCTGCGCGCACACCCAAAGCGTTCGCGATCTCCACGATTTTAGTTGTTTGGTTAGCTTTCCCTGTTTCGATTTTCTGAATAGCAGCTTGGCTAACCCCGACCAAATCCCCAAGCGCCTTTTGTGTAAGGCCTCGCGCTAATCTGGCTTCTTTAAGTCTTTCTGAGAGTGTTGTTTTCATAGTCCAAATGTACAACCAAGGTTTTATTTCATCAAACGAAAATGGTTGTTGACTAAAAACAACCATAGTTTTAATCTTGATTCAAATTAACCACGGAGGTTGTTATGAACCCAGCTATCAAAACAGCGATCAATATCGTTGGTTCACAAAAGAAACTGGGCGCTGCCTGTGAAGTTTCGCAGCAGGCCGTCTATAAGTGGCTTCACAACAAAGCAAAGGTATCCCCTGAACATGTCGGCAGCATTGTTACGGCTACTGGTGGAGTAGTGAAGGCATACCAGATTCGCCCGGATCTTCCGAAGTTGTTTCCACACACCGAAAAGAACGCAGCTTAAATTTCCATTTCACGCTCTTTAACAATAAGCAATCAACTTAACAGTCAATTCAAACTAAAGGAGTCAATTATGCAACCACTTACATACCAACAGACTAGCGGATTTACCCCGACAGCGGTGATAAATCGTTCTCAAACAAAACAGGTGCCAGGCCACGAAAAAATCCGTGATGCCGTCCGCGCCTGGTCGGCTGAAGATAATCAGGATGTCGTTGCCGCACTCATTGTGAATGAGTATCGAGCACAGGGCGGCGGCACCATCGATTTCCCTGATGATGTCAGCCGTGCACGCCAGAAGCTGTTCCGCTTCCTCGATAACAAATTCGATTCTGAAAAATACCGAAATAACGTGCGTGAATTGACCCCGGCAATTCTGGCGGTACTACCGCTGGAATATCGCGGCCACTTGGTTGAGCAGGATAGCTTCATGGCTCGGCTGGCTGAAATGGAAAAGGAACTCAGTGAGGCAAAACAGGCTGTCATTCTCAACGCACCACGCCACCAGAAACTGAAGGAGATGAGTGAAGGCATTGTGTCGATGTTTCGTGTGGACCCGGACCTGGCTGGTCCATTGATGGCGATGGTCACCACCATGCTGGGGGCAATATGACAGGTTCAGAAATGGCGAAAGCCGGTCTGCGCGAACAGAACCGACTTTCAGGTGCAAATCGTAACACACTCATTGCGGGAGGAATTATGGCAAACACTGCTGAGATATTCAATTTTCCAGTGCCGGATGTGGCACAAAAGGAGCCGCGCGTGGCAGATCTCGATGATGGTTATACGCGCATTGCAAATGAGTTGCTGGAAGCTGTGATGCTGGCCGGATTAACACAGCACCAGCTTCTGGTCTTCCTGGCTGTCATGCGCAAAACATATGGCTTTAATAAAAAACTGGATTGGGTGAGCAACGAGCAACTTTCCGAGTTGACCGGGATATTGCCGCACAAGTGTTCTGCTGCAAAAAGTGTTCTGGTAAAGCGTGGGATTTTTATTCAGAGCGGGCGGAATATCGGCATTAATAATGTGGTCAGTGAATGGTCAACATTACCCGAATCAGGTAAGAAAAATAAAGTTTACCTGAAAGAGGTAAATTTACCTGAATCAGGTAAGAAAAGTTTACCCAAATCAGGTAAAGGCACTTACCCGAATCAGGTAAACACAAAAGACAAACTAACAAAAGACAATATAAAACCTTATTCGTCCGAGAATTCTGGCGAATACTCTGACCAGCCAGAAAACGACCTTCCTGTGGTGAAACCGGATGCTGCGATTCAGAGCGGCAGCAAGTGGGGGACAGCAGAAGACCTGACCGCCGCAGAGTGGATGTTTGACATGGTGAAGACCATCGCGCCATCAGCCAGAAAACCGAATTTTGCAGGGTGGGCCAACGACATCCGCCTGATGCGTGAGCGTGACGGGCGTAACCATCGCGACATGTGCGTTCTGTTCCGCTGGGCCTGCCAGGACAACTTTTGGTCTGGTAACGTGCTGAGCCCGGCCAAACTTCGCGACAAATGGACCCAACTCGAAATCAACCGTAACAAACAACAGGCTGGCGTGACAGCCGGAAAATCAAAACTCGACCTGACAAACACTGACTGGATTTATGGGGTGGATTTATGAAAAACATCGCCGCACAGATGGTTAACTTTGACCGTGAGCAGATGTGCCGGATCGCCAATAACATGCCGGAACAGTACGACGAAAAGCCGCAGGTACAGCAGGTAGCGCAGATAATCAACGGTGTATTCAGCCAGTTATTGGCAACTTTCCCAGCGAGCCTGGCTAACCGGGACCAGAACGAACTGAACGAAATCCGCCGCCAGTGGGTGCTGGCTTTTCGGGAAAACGGGATCACCACAATGGAACAGGTTAACGCTGGAATGCGCGTAGCCCGTCGGCAGAATCGACCATTCCTGCCATCACCCGGGCAGTTTGTTGCCTGGTGCCGGGAAGAAGCATCCGTTACCGCCGGGCTGCCAAACGCCAGCGAGCTGGTTGATATGGTTTACGAGTATTGCCGGAAGCGCGGGCTGTATCCGGATGCAGAGTCTTATCCGTGGAAATCAAACGCGCACTACTGGCTGGTTACCAACCTGTATCAGAACATGCGGGCCAATGCGTTGACTGACGCGGAATTACGGCGCAAGGCTGCCGATGAACTGTCCTGTATGACCGCACGAATTAACCGTGGTGAGGCGATACCTGAACCAGTAAAACAACTTCCTGTCATGGGCGGTAGACCACTTAACCGGGCTCAGGCTCTGGCGAAGATCGCAGAAATCAAAGCTAAGTTCGGACTGAAAGGAGCCAGTGTATGACAGGCAAAGAGGCAATTCTTCACTACCTGAAAACGCACCGGACTTTCTGCGCGCCGGATGTAGCTGCGGCAACAGGCGTGACTGTAACCAGCATCAATCAGGCAGCAGCCAAAATGGCACGGGCAGGAATCCTGGTCGTTGATCGCAAGGTCTGGCGAACGGTGTATTACCGGTTCGCTACCAGGGAGGAGCGGGAAGGAAAGGTGAGCACGAACCTGATTTTCAAGGAGTGTCGCCAGAGTGCCGTGATGAAACGGGTATTGATGTTTTGGGGGAGGGTAGGGGTATAAGCGAAACGTTATGAGTGTGTGGGTATTCGTGCCATTGCGATGTGGTAGAGAGTGCTGAGGGCGTCATGGTTGTGTTGCGAAGACTACGTTGCACTTGAGCAGGATCTTGCAGAATTTGAGCGCGAGTTCCGTGTTGCTGATGCGACTATACCCTCGATGTAGAGGAACTTAATTAGCTGATTGTAATTCAATATGCCTACTAAGACCGGTTGGGTATGAACTAGTAAAGGCTGCAAAATCCTATAGAGTGTTAACGCAACCAAAAACGTTAAGCACGGAGAAAAAAATATGGATCCTAAATTACTGTATGCCACGTTTAAACGAAATGACGCACCAGCTTGGCGCTGCCCGAACTGTATGAATGAAACACTGGAGATTGTCGCTGATAGTTTTGTAGAAACTGATTCAAGCGCAACAACTCAGTTTAGAGATGAAGTATGGTTTGATGAGGAAATGTCGGGAGGAGTATTCAGTTGCGTGCTGCGCTGTACCCGCCAAGCCTGCCAGGAGAAGGTTGCTTTGTCTGGGCAGGTTGTTGCTGTAGAATGCTTCAATGACGAAATGACGGAGCGTTGGTATGTTTCTGGTTTCCGTCCTAAGTATTTCTATCCACCACTTCCTCTATTCCTGTTTCCTGAAAAGTGCCCTGAAGATATAGCTGATCTCTTGGCGGAAGTATCAGCTCTGATCCCCTCGCACCCAGCTTCAGCGGTGAACACCATGAGAACCATACTGGAGATGATGCTTGATAGTCTTGATGTACCAAGAGAGAAAACAGTTAAAGGCAAGATAATACGTCTTTCTACGCATGAAAGAATCACAAATTATTCAGATAAACTGGGACCAAATAAAGATGCATTCATGGCGTTAAAGTGGTTGGGGAATCACGGCAGTCATGGAGGGATTAAAGTCACAAGGTCCTCTATTAATGATGCCTGCATTCTCATTGGTCATTTGATTGACTTCTTATTCTTAGAAAGCCCGGATGTAACTATTCATATTGAACGGATAAACAACGTGTATGCACCCAAAAAGGAGTAAAACGTAACGCCATGTCGAAGCGGAATATTGCCGCTAAAACACAAGAAGAGCGCGAGAAGGTTAACGTTGACCTTGCTGTCTCCTGAGTTACCTACAAAGAGCGCCTTAATATACCGGTTATTGCCGAAGCGGTGATGCGTGAGCAGCCTGAGCATTTGCGGGACTATTTTTTGGAGCGGCCACGACATTACCGCGAGCAGAGCATCGCGCTGCCCAAGGCATCCGCTCCTCGACATCTTAAGCAGGAAGGTGAAAAATGATAAGTGCAGAAGGACTGCAGCGGTTACTTAATTTATCGGAGCCTCCATCTGATGAACTGATTGATGTTTATCTTCAATTCTGCATGATTTTTCCTAGGGTCGAGCAAAGTTTTTTTGGTGGCTTTGCTAAGGGGGAAGACAGTTTAAATTATGCGCGAACGAGCCTGTACATAGATTTGTGTAATTGCCTGATTTTGATATGTTCAATCCAGCATCAAATGAAGGTTAATTTATGGACGAAAAACAGTTACAGGCTCTGGCTAACGAACTGGCCAAAAACCTCAAAACCCCTGAAGACCTCAGTCAGTTTGATCGGCTGCTGAAAAAGCTCAGCGTTGAAGCCGCTCTCAATGCAGAGATGACACACCATCTTGGGTATGAGAAAAATCAGTCCAGACCAGGAGCTAACTCCCGCAACGGTTATTCCACAAAGACCGTTATCACAGGCGACGGTCCACTGGAACTGCGTACTCCGCGCGATCGTGACGGTACCTTCGAACCACAACTGGTAAAGAAAAATCAGACCCGTATTACCGGGATGGATAACCAGATCCTCTCGTTGTATGCCAAAGGGATGACCACCCGTGAGATAGCCGCTGCGTTCAAAGAACTGTATGACGCAGATGTTTCACCGGCACTGATATCAAAGGTTACCGATGCCGTGATGGAGCAGGTTGTAGAATGGCAAAACCGACCACTGGATGCTGTTTACCCCATTGTTTATCTTGACTGTATCGTCCTGAAAGTTCGGCAGGACAGTCGCGTCATCAACAAATCGGTGTTCCTGGCACTGGGCATCAATATCGAAGGTCAGAAAGAACTGCTGGGTATGTGGCTGGCCGAAAATGAAGGGGCGAAGTTCTGGCTCAATGTGCTGACTGAACTGAAAAACCGCGGTCTGAACGATATCCTCATCGCCTGTGTGGATGGCCTGAAAGGCTTCCCGGATGCCATCAACACAGTATATCCGAAGGCCCGCATCCAGTTATGCATCGTGCATATGGTGCGCAACAGCCTGCGCTTCGTGTCATGGAAGGACTACAAAGCCGTCACTCGCGACCTGAAAGCGATTTATCAGGCTCCCACAGAAGAAGCAGGCCAGCAGGCGCTGGAAGCGTTCGCCAGCGCCTGGGACAGTCGCTACCCGCAGATAAGCCGAAGCTGGCAGGCTAACTGGCCGAATCTTGCCACGTTCTTCGCTTATCCAACGGACATCCGCAAAGTGATCTATACGACGAATGCCATCGAGTCGCTAAACAGCGTGATCCGCCATGCGATCAAAAAGCGTAAAGTGTTCCCGACAGACGACTCGGTGAAAAAAGTGGTGTGGCTGGCAATCCAGTCTGCGTCCCGGAAATGGACGATGCCGTTGAAGGACTGGCGAATGGCAATGAGCCGCTTTATTATCGAGTTCGGTGACCGCCTGGACGGTCACTTCTGAGAAAGGCATTTACACAGAATCTTAAA